ATTGGTACACCCCGGATATCTTTTTTGATACGTATCAGTTGGAGATGAAGCCGGACTTCAAAAAGGGGGGCGTCAACGTGCTGCTCTCGTTCATGGATTTTCGTGGCGAGGGGGAATGTGTGTTCCTGGATCGTTATTTGGTGCCCGCAGTCGAAGCTCACACCCGAGTGGAAGTAACCAAGGTTCCTGTCTTGGATGAAAGTGGTGCTCAGATAGTCAAGGAGTTCGCGCTCCCTGCCAAGTTCCCTGGAGGGACTCCATGGACTCGTGAAGAGTTTGCTACCAAGGAGTCAGCCGTCGTGAATGGTAAGAAATGCCATGTTTTGCGAAAGAAGGAGTTGGTTGGGAAGGAGCTGGATGAGAAGTACGAGAAACATTGCTCGATGTTCAAATCTCCCGGCGTGAAACGCGCTCCTGTGTTTGAGGAAAAAGAAAAGGAGGTCAAAGTGCCTGCCGAGAAGGCCTTAGATCTCATCGAAGGAGTCGGATATAAGCGTGACGGTATTGTTACATGGTACTCAGCGGTCGGGCCGTATGGGACTGACAGCCGTTATACGCATCCCTGGAAGGCTGATGCCTTTCTGGAGCACACTCGTTATTGTTTCTCAAGCAAGACGGGAACCCGAGTGCTCATGACCACCCACGTCGAGGGACGGGTTGGTTTCCGCGTCGTGTTGTCCATCAACTTCACGATTGCGCCTGAAGGTGCCGAGAGTGAATTGGAGTCTGTGCCCCGTCGTGGGTATGTTGACGATGGGATTATTCCCAGTATACTTTCGTACCTGAGAGACAGAGCTATAGGCGTTGATCGTACGCTGGATTCTTCTGTTCGCAATTTTTATCGTGATTGCGAAGGGATCTATGGCCGTAGCCTGACTCTCTCACAACGCACACAACTGGATTTTCTGGGTCCGGTTTTCCGCGAGGCTCGTATGCGTACTTACGCACTGGCACTCGGTATGGAACAGAGGTTTTTTGACCCTGGGTGTGTGGTCGCGTCGCCAGCCGACGTGGCAAAAGCCTATCGCCAGCGCGAGTTCGAAAGTCGCCTGGGGGTGGGTCCAACAATCTCGGAACCCGTCGTGTCTTTGATGGGTGCGACCTCACGTCTGTCTTTCCTTTTGGAGGGGATTAGAGCGGTGAGGAAGTGGGGTGAGGCTCTTTGGGAGCGGCTGTCCGGGTGGTTCGCGCGAGTGAGTCACTGGGTTTCCACTGGTGGTGTCCCGATTTATTTGGACATAGCCAAGTTGGTTCAGCGCGCTTTGCGAGTGATCCCCACAGTGGAGAGGAAGTGGCATCAAGTGCAGTCCGCAGTTTTGGGTTTTGGATGGGTAAAGAAGTCGAGCGCGAAAGTGGTTGACATCTTGGCTCGCCACCCTTTGCTGGATAATGCAATCCACATCCTTAGCCAATTCGTGCCCATTTTCCTGAAGGCCACTGCGGAGGAGTGCCTGAAGCGTGTCGCTTCCCCTGTGTTTCTCGTCATTTCTCTGGTGGAGATTGTGGCGGATGCTCTCGACGTGTTTTACGCTGAGCAGTTTGACCGGGAGGAGGTGATGTCGTTTATCCGAG